AAACTTTTCTTACTGCCTGATAGTCTCAAACTTTTTGGTGCTTGTTCTATCCATTTTAAAATCTCAGAATCCATAATTAATAACCCATAAATCTAGAATACCTATTTAGCATCTCGTCAGTCATAGGTTCTAATCCTCTAGCACCTGGGATAAGATACAAACCTTGTTTGTTCTTTTTTAATTCTCCCATTCTTGGCTTCCAATACTCATTTAAAAATTTTTGTGCTCTTGCATCTATCATCTTAATTATTCTCCAGGTATTCAGTTATTACATAATCAATTTGATTAGTTCTCTCTTGCAATCTATTAGCAAGAGTATTAGTAACTGTGAAGAACTGCCAACCTAAAATAGAGATAGCAATTAATAAAATTAATTTCATTTAATTTAATAAGAAGTTGAAAAATTAGTTATCTTCTTAATATTAATTATAAACAATAAATAATTACTATTGTAATACAGTAGTCTTACTGTAACAATACTTAATAATAATAATTACTTAATCTAATTAATAATTATTTTAAAATTCTTTTGATGATACTATAAAAAAATAATTATCATTATCCCATCCAAAACTAACTATATCAACACCTGGAGAAAAATCTTTAAACCATTCTGTCTTCAATAATTCTCTTACTGCATTAGCATAGTTATCAATATCAGCTAATTTATTATTATACTTTATAGTTTTACTATAAATTGTATTAGCATCTTTTTTATAAGTTGCTTTTACTCTAGGTAGTTTTGTATTTGTATAACCTAAGTATTTTGTTTTAATAATGTAACCTTTAACAGGTATAACATTAAAAATTTCTGACTCTGTTGATGTTGGCATTTATTTAATTCTCCTTAATATCACAATGATGTAGATAATATTCTTTATCTAGATTTAAATTATTAAAATCATTAATAATATTTTCATTACACATTAAATCTATTCCCTTAAAATTTTCCTGGTTAAATTTATAAAAATCAACTGTTCTTTTTAACTCTTTAATAAATTCTTCTTTATCATCGCAATTAGTTACTGTAATATCTCCTTCACAATAGCTAACTATTTCAAATTTTTTGAAGTTAACCCAGTTACCGAAATAATGAGCATCTTCTTTAGTATCTAATTGTGCATAACCATCTGAAGATTTACAGATTTTAAAATCAAATACGTATCTGTCAGAATTACAGAATGATGTTTGAACTTTCATTTTATTTAGTAAGAAGTTGAATAAAAAAAAATCTTCTTATGTTTTCTATTGTAATACATAAGAAGAGTTAAAACAAGTAATTAATTAAAAAAGTTTTTTATTTTTTATTTCTTTCTAAATTTACTATAGGCATAATTAAATAATTTAACTTTGCTTCAAATCCTTCTAAATCTTCAAAAGGATTCTTAATATCCCAGTTAGCAGAAATAATAAATGGAGTCTTTGAAGTATTACCATTAAATGTGATTCCCTTATTACTTGATAACTTTTTAACCTGGTTACAGAATTGACCTATATAATCACAATTAAAAGTGAATTCTTTACCTTCAAAATTATTAGTAAATTTTTCTGGAATTAATTGTAAAATATTAGGATAAGTTCCTACTATTTCTCTATAAGGTACGGATGAGAGTTTTATTTCTTCATCTTGAAAAGTAATTAAATCATCAGTAATTAAAACTTTAGTTGCATTTTTAACTTGAGTCTTAAATATTGAACCTGGAATAGTAATATCTTTTTTTAATTCAAATCCTAAAACATTAATAGGAAATTGAAAGTAAAACATTCTGTGACCATCAGTCGATCCAATAGTAATTTGATTTTTATCTACTTTTAAATGAATACCTTGTAATAATTGCTTATCATCATTTTTATAAATGAATTGACTAGCTACTCTTAGAACTTCATAGGGTAATAAAGCAACTTTAGTTTCCTTTTCATACATAGCGTATGGACTAGAAACTGGATTGGATGTTAATGTTTGAGACATTTTTTTTTTGATGAGAGGGAATAAGGTAAACTCTCATATATATAAGTGTTACACATTAATAAACAACTTGCAACTAATTTTATCAATTATTTTATAAATCCTATAATTATATTTAAAATTACTTTTATCAAGTCTTATCAATTTTAATAAACAGGTTACAATAAAAAATAATTGTTCACTACTTAATTTTATTGTTATTTCCTTATTACTACTGACTTTTAAGAAATTTTGCATATTTTTACAAAATAAACGATATTTCAAAATACCATATATATCATTAAAGGCAAAAACTAATTTTTATGAAAGTGAGAATTTTTTATTTACATTTACTATTTTCTCATGTACTATAGTAAGGAACTTAGTTTTTTAGACTAACCAAAATGAAAATTACTGAAAATTCTCAAAGTCAATTCATTGATTATGTTTTAGACTTTTACGGCAAGTGCGGTATATATCCACTAGCCGATCCAATAATCAACAATAAATTTGTTGAACGTGATGACGTATTAAAGGCATTTAAAAAATATAAAGGTCTTTTAGATACTGCAAGATTATTACGAACCAATTATACCTGGGGTGATGGTGATTCTTTAGATAGGGAAAGAGTGAGAGATATTCTCTTACAGAATTACAACTTTCAATGGACTAAATAAAATGAGAAAAATACATCATATTATTATGGATTGCCATATAAGCAAGTTACCTGAACAACATCAGGTAACTATTGTTCATCTTATAAATCATTTAGCTTCACATCCTAATGCGTACCAACAACACGCTATGAAAAGGATTGAAAAAATACAAAAAGAAAATCCTTACACTGACGATATAGAGGGATTTGATAACTCTGATTTGTGGTAGCTATGGATAGAAAGGAAGCAATCAACTTAGCTTTAAATTTATTTCGTCAAGATTTAGATAAAAATGATGTTGTATCAACATTAATGAAATCTAACATTCCAGAATCCACAGCATACCGATACTGCAAAAAAGCATTAGATCAGTATGAATGGGAAGATGGTAATAAAGACGATCCAAATAAAAGTCTAGAAGTAAAAGCATTAGACACTATATATGAGTCTATGCAATGGGCTAAAACCCAGGGAGAAACAGAATTGGCAGTTAAATATGCCAACCTTTATATCACTAACAAAAAGAGGTTAAAAAAATGAGCGATTCATTTATGCACTACCATCAATCAGCACTTGATAATCAAATGGAAGATAATGCTATCCAGGATTTACAAAATGCTGGTATATATCCCGAACCAGATAATGATGACATTCTCGAAAGAATTTACGAGGAAATAGTTGAAGAAGATGGTAACTTATCACATTATGAAGCTGTTGATTTAGCTAAAGAAAGATTTGAAGAACTACCCGAACCAGGAGATTATGATGACTAGACGTACCAACATTGATTTCTTTATTGATGACTACTCTGATGAAATTGTTCATGTAGATATTATTTACAGAACAAAAATTAAAAAACATCAAAAAGCTCGTAAATATGGAAGTGATGTTCATTGTGTTTATTGCCGTCATTCACACACAGTTTTTAATCTTTCATGGAAAGAAAAAAAATGTGAAAAATGCGGACGAACCACTAAAAAAGAACAATGGACTATTAGATGTGGAGCAAACAAACTTTCAAAAAGAGTTGCACTTGTTAACCCAGATATAAAATCATATATTCCATACCATAAACTTCATTATGGAGAAAATACTGTATGGCAACATCGTTAAACAACAGCTAATTCTTTTAACTGTTCCTGGAATGTCATACAGCGTTCCATAAAACTTATCTCGCTAGACCTCAACGCTAAACTATCCAATAGTTTTAGTTGGGGTTTTCCACTTCTACGTGCAATACATACTAATGCCTGGTTACATTCAATTCCAGTTAACTTTCTTAGTGCATAATTATACGCTCCAAGTTGATGGC